TGAGTTCGCAAAGCATGAACTTGAAAGCGAGTCAGATCAGCCAGAAGAAGAGGCTGAGGTGCAGGAAGCTAGCGAAGACCAGGAAAGAAGCAATGATCCTGAAGTTGTGCAGCGCAGTCACTTTCTGGACGCTAGAGCTCTTGATGACGATAAGAGAACAGTAAAAATGTCCATCTCATCAGAAACTGCCGTTGAGCGCAGTTTTGGCAATGAGGTGTTAGAGCATAGCAAGGAGGCCGTTGATTTGAGCTTCCTGGCTAGCGGAAGGGCTAACCTTTTGCTAGATCATGACCCCAAGCAAGTTGTAGGGGTCATAGAAGATGTATACCTTGATGAAGATACCCGGCGACTCCGGGCTAAGGTTCGCTTTGGACGAAGTGAACTTGCCTCATCGGTATATGAGGACGTAAAAGACGGTATCAGATCGAATATTTCGGTGGGATACCAGATAGAACGTCTAGAACGCAAGGACGACAAGACTTATGTCGCTCGTAAGTGGAAACCGTTAGAGGCTAGTATTGTTAGCATCCCGGCAGACATGAGTGAGATTGGTATTGGAAGATCTGCACAGGTTTCAACGGAGATTGCCGAAAGCGTGACAGTGGAAAGCAGCGAAGAAGAGACCGCCACAACTGAAACTCGAAAAATAGAGGTAATAACTATGGAAGACGTTAAAATTGACGTTGAAGCAGTTGCAGCGGAGGCCCGACAGGCTGCTCAGAAGAACGCTGCACAAATCGTTGAGCTCGGCGCTCGACACAACAAAGCTGATTTAGCTCGCGAAGCAATCGCATCTGGAGCTTCTATTGAAGACTTCCGAGGCGAACTTTTAGACAAAATCGGTTCAACTCAGGCTCTTGAGTCTAACGACATTGGGTTAAGCAAGAAGGAAGCGAAGCGATTCTCTATCCTGCGCGCTGTGCGTGCATTGGCTAACCCGCATGATCGTCGGTCACAAGAAGACGCTGCATTTGAGTTCGAGTGCTCTCGAGCCGCATCAGAGCAGTATGGCCGTGAAGCCGAAGGCATCATGTTACCTACTGACGTTCTGCGGAACTGGAAGCGTGACTTGAACTCAGCTGATGACGCTGACTTGTTTGGTGAAGACTACCGTGGTGGTGACTTCATTGACGTACTCCGAAACGCTAGCTCAGTAATGAGTGCTGGTGCTCGAGTCCTCAATGGGTTGTCTGGCGACGTTCGCATTCCCAAGAAGTTGACCTCAGCTGCTGCTGGCTGGATTGGAACTGAGGGCGCTGCTGCTGCCGAGTCAGAAATGACCGTTGGCAACATTGCAATGGTCCCACGCACACTTGGCGCATTTACGGATGCAACACGCCAATTAATGGTTCAGAGCTCAATGGATGTTGAGAACTTGATCCGTGACGACCTTGCACAAGCCATCGCTTTGGCGATTGACTTGTCTGCATTGGAAGGCACTGGTTCATCAGGTCAGCCCACGGGTATCTTGAACACTACTGGCGTTAACCAGGTAGCTAACTTTGCGGCTGCTAACCCAACCTTCCCAGAAGTAGTAACTTTGGAAACTGCTGTAGCAGAAGACAATGCTCTCTCTGGCAACCTCGCTTACATCTTGCCTGCAAGCATGTACGGCGCGTTGAAGACCACTGCAAAGGCAGCTAACACGGCTCAGTTTGTTGCTGAACCTGGCGGCACGATCAACGGCTACCGTTCCATCGTATCTAATCAAGCTACTGCTGGTAACCTGTATTTCGGTAACTTCAGTGACTGCTTGGTTGGCTTCTTTGGTGGAGTCGATATCAAGGTCGATCCGTACAGCTTGTCAACTTCAGGCGGCGTAAGAATCGTAGCATTGGCAATGATGGATATCGCAATCCGTCACGCTGTAAGCTTTGCATACGGTAACGACGGCGCTTAATAGTGACGCTTAATACAAGCAAATGGAAAGGGGCCCAATCGGGCCCCGATCCTCTTGGAGCTAAGATGAAGAAGTACGAAGTAATCAAAGGCTGTGTAATTAAAGGCAATGGTCACCAAACTGGAGACATTGTTGAATTAGAAGATTATGAGGTCAATCAGCTTATCGCGATTGGTCGCATTTTAGAGGTTAAGCAAGAGCCTAAGAAGGCGCAAAATCGTAGCGTTGGTTTGTCAGGCGACAAGCCCACCAAAAGAAAGGCGAAAGAAGAAACGCCTGTAGAACCTGTAAAACCTGTAAAACCAGTAGAGCCGTAGAGCCGGTAGAGCAAAAAGAGGCTGAATAATGGCTGTAGAAACGGATGTCGAACGAGCGATTATGCTCGCTGACTTTGGTGAGTCAGTAACATACACACCGTCTGGTGGATCGGCATCTACTATTACCGGGATATTCGACAAGGAATACCAGGCAGTAGATACAGGCGGTGAGGTGGCATTTGCAGTAGAGCAGCCTCGTTTGGCGGTTAAAACGTCTGACGTGGCTAACGCTGCAGAGGGGGACTCTGTCGTTATAAGCGGAGTTAATTACATTGTAAGAGTCGTCATGAATGACGGCACAGGGCTGACAGACTTGGCCTTAGAGAAGCAATAATGGCTCACGCAAGAAAGACGATAAGAGACAGGATAGTAACTGATCTAACGGGCCTGGCTACCACAGGATCTAGAGTCTACAGATCAAGAGTTTATCCCCTGGCTGAGGCTAAGTTGCCCGGGCTTGCTGTTTACACTCTGAGTGAGCAGATTGATTACGCGACAATCGGCGCGTCTAGACTTCAGCAAAGAGTCTTGTCGGTGGTGGTAGAGATTTATGTCAAGGGAACGTCTAATTACGACGATCAGCTTGATCAGATATCGTTAGAGATTGAGGATGCTTTGTACGCAGACTTAACCTTAGACGGTCACGCCAAGGACCTGCAGATAACCAGGTTTGAAGCGGATTTTGCTGGCGAAGGGGATCAACCCCTGGCTTTCGCAAGAATGGCTGTGGATGTTATCTATCACACTAGTGAAAATGACCCGGAAACAACGCTATAATACTGGTGTTTTTAGGTTAAAATAGTTTTTATTTTAGGAGCTCGAAATGGCTACACATGCTGGACATACAGGCAGTATAAAAGCTGTCACATCAACAGACGGATCGGGTACTCCCGTAGCTGTTGCTGAGGTAAAAGATTGGTCTTTGGAAACCACTGCAAACCTAGCAGACGATACTGTTTTGGGTGACGCTTGGACTTCACAGAAGCTGACGACTAAAAGCTGGTCAACTACTTTGAATTGCATCTGGAGTGACGATGATGCGGCTCAAGACGATTTCGTAGAAGGCGGCACAGTTCAGGTTGAGCTATATCCTTACGGCGAAACGGCAGGCAATACTAAGTGGGACGGATTGGCTATTGTCGCATCTGTAAGCAAGAGTGCTGCAGCTGATGGTCTAGTAGAAGCTAGCTTTAACCTTACTGGTATTGGCGCACTAACACCTGGCACTGCATAATGGGCTCCTTAATTGACGCGGCGGTTGCTCACTTTAGCAATCAGGAGGTGCGATCAATGGAGGTCCCAAGTTGGGATGTCACAATATTCGCTAAGAATTTGTCTTTGTCAGATAAGGCCAAGTGGCTCGCTAGATCTAAAGACGATACCACGGATTACATGGTTTATGCTGTGATCTATGGTGCCGTCGATGAGAAAGGCGAGCCCTTGTTCGATATCAGCGACAAGCCAAAGCTTCGTAATAATGTTGACCCAGATGTTCTATCGTCTGTCGCGAACTTTGTGCTAAAGCTAGCAGCGGATAGCGAAGAGGAACGCGAAAAAAACTCCTAGATGGTCAAGGAGAGGTCACCGACCTGTACATGATGTACGAACTGGCAGACCACCTTGGCCAACCGTTAGACGTAGTATTACGAATGACGGTGTCGGAGTTTCAAACTTGGTTTACGTTCCTTAAACTAAAGGCAGACAAGTTAAAGGAAGCTACCAAAAATGTCAGGTAACGTAAACGTCTTTACAGCTACAGCGACGGACAATACAGGTTCGGCGTTTAAAAGCGTCCAAAACAACATCAAGAAAACCAAGCAAGAGAGCCAAAAGCTAAACGGCTCTCTGCGGATGATGCGTGGCGGATTCGGTCAGCTTGGTCATCAGGTACAGGACGTTGCGGTCCAGCTTCAAATGGGCCAAAACCCTCTCATGGTCCTAACCCAGCAGGGATCTCAGGTAGCATCTTTATTCGGCCCTACGGGCGCCATAATCGGTGCTGTTGGTGCTGTTGCTGGGGCTTTGGCAGGCGCGCTACTTCCTGGTTTAATGAGCAGCGGGAAAGAGGTAGACGAGCTGCACGAGAAGGTAAAAAACCTAGCCTCTCTCATGAAGAAAGACGGCAAGACCGGCGCCGTTGAGTATGCTGGCGCTCTCGCTGAAGTTGCGGCAGTCTCTGCAGCAGCGGCTGAAAACCTGCGTATGCAGGCGGTAGAAACGGCACGAGAACGGTTTTCTGAGCTACGAAAAGATTTATCTGAAACAGTAAACAGTTTTGATGATGTTATTATAGCTCAAGTTGGATACGAGCAGCATGTTGTTGAGGCTCATAAAATCCTAGGACTACAAAAAGAAGATTACGACAGGCTAAATAAAAGCCTGCATTCTTTAGATATAACTACTCATAGCGGCAGAGAAGCTGTGATGGGGATGTTGAACGAACTTCAAAAGTCTCAAGCGGCAACGGGCGGCGTTGACGAGGATTTTAAAGGCCTTATTGACAGGTTCAGAGCTACGCATATAGAAATGAGCACCCTTCAACGGGATCTTAAAGACTTTAGTCAGGTAGGCGCTCCCGGAGTAGCAACAGCTACGGACGACATGACTTCTAGCTTTGATAGTTTTATCGAGAGGCTTACGAAAACTTTGCAAAAGGCGCAAGGATTAACGCCTGCACAAATGCTCGGCATACAGCTGCAAAACATGGAGGGGCTCACTCAAGCGGAAAAAGATCTAGCATCTGAAATGGTCCGTAGATTGCGTTTGCAAGAGATTGCCGATCAAAAAGGCAAGGACGCAATTCAGGCTCAAAAAGATGCCAAAGCAGCTGAAAGAGCGCGGATGAGGAGAGAGAGCGAAATGCTGCGCCAGGTCGGGCTCGAAATAGACGGTCCAGCGCCAGATAGAGAAAGGCTTAAAACAGAGAAGAAGCTAGAGAGCATGAGGACAGGATTCTTGTCTGAACTTGAGCTTATATCTCAGCAGGAAAATCAAAGGCTAACTTTTGTCAAAGGATTAGACGATTCATTCTTCGATGCCACGCGTACTCGCGAAGACATGATTACTATGATTGAGCGAGATTCTGCACTACAGAGGATGAGAATCGCTGAAGAGGAGCAGGAAAAGAAACAGAAGATAGCGGAAGCTGGTCAGGAAGTCGTTTTGCAAGGTTTGCAAATGATGGCTAGCAGTTTCGCTGAAGGCACAGCTGCTCAGAAGACTGCTTTCCTGGCCTACAAGTCTTTCGCTGCAGCAGAGGCTGTCATAAGCGCCGAATTGGCTGCTGCAAAAATGCTTGCTATGGGTGTTGGAATATTCGGTCTCGGCGCCATACCGGCTTCAAACCTAGTCCGAGGCATGGGCTATGCCAGTGCTGCAATCATTATGGCTCAAGCAGTTGCTTCGTTTGAAGGAGGTGGTTTTACCGGCCGCGGCGCTAGATCGGGAGGCATGGACGGAAATGGCGGTTTTTTGGCGATGCTACATCCCAATGAAAAAATCACTGACATGCATAACGGTGGCGGCTCTGGGATTACAATCATAAACAATGTAGACGCTACCGGGGCCGGCCCAGAAGTAGACCAGAAGATCCGCACGGCTATGGAGAAAACGAGCAGAACAACCATACAAACGGTCAGGGACCTGGCTGGTAGAGGAAGGCTAGTATGACCCAGTTTATATTCCCTAACATAAACCCAACATCTAGCACCTGGGAGCTAGTCACCAACACCAGGGTGTTCCGGTCGCCTTTGACTAATGCTGTGCAGACAGCATCCCGTAAGGGCTCTCTCTGGAAGTGTACGATGCAGTACAACAATGTATCGGGAGAAACTAGAGCTCTTCTCCAGGCTTTCTTGACAAGGCTTAACGGCCAAGAGCATAGGTTTCTGTTGAAAGACTTTGCTTACACTAGGAGAGGTTCAGGCGAAGATAGCACTCTTGTCACAGCGGCAAATCAAACAGGCACTTCAGTTGATTTGACAGGCGCTCCGGTTAATCAATCGAACTATATGCTTGCTGGTGATTATTTAAGGATTAATAACGAGCTGCACATAGTTGTTGGTAGCTGGGATTCTGGCACTAATACTGATACTTACGCATACAACACGGATTCATCTGGTCATATAACGGTAAATATTGCGCCACCCTTGCGTAATACGACTGTATTAGATGACCCGGCAGACGTTGTTGCTCCAGTTTTTGGCGTTTTTATTTTGGGTAATAACCCTTCATGGAGTAATGACGTTGGCGGTATCAGCAACATTACAATAGAGGCTATGGAGGACGTTTTAGCATGAGTAGAGGGTTTTCCCCAGCCGTAGCAGATGCGCTTGCTGCAGGGCACGTAAGGTTGTTGTCGTTCGCCAAGTTAGAGTTTTCTAGCCAGACGATGTATGTGCATAACGGGATAGGAGAATATCAGTTTGATGGCCAAACTTGGCAAGGTCTAGGTGATTTGGCAACAATATCTGCTGTAGAAGAGGGTACAGACGTTTCGCCTTATTCGATAACTCTCAGCTTGTCTTTGCTCGATTCCACTTTGGCAGAGCAAGCCTTAGAAGAAAATTATTACATGCGACCAGTGACCATATACCTTGGTGTGTTGGACGAGAATGATGATTTCGTACAAGAGTCAAACCCTGTAAATACGAACAATCCTGTCCCTCTATGGTCTGGTCACATGGATCAAATGGCAGTGACTGTTGGTTCTGATCAAGGTGATATCATAACCATGACGTGTGAATCTCAGTTATCGTTATTACAGAGAAGTCGGAATCTAATGTTCACTAATACTTGGCAACAGTCACGGTACTCAGGTGACAAATTCTTTAATTTGTTAGCGTTCATAGAGGGCGTAAAGGTTGAATGGAAAGGTAAGGGAGGCGTAATAGGCGCTGGAGATATAGACCTTTCTCAGCCATCGAGGGGTCCTGGAAGATATAGGCATTAACATGGCGTCGAAATTAGACGTATTAAGAGCTGCTAACAAGTGGAAAAAGAGACGGTTTGACTACGGTGAGGCCGACTGCTGTCAGTGGGCAGGGTTTGTAGTAAAAGAATTAACTGGCGTAGATTAT